GGCTTCCGTTCGCTTCCAGTAAAAAAACTTCCACCACTCTGCGTGTTTATTTCCAGTACGCCGTTTTGTTCGCGCTCTTTGCGTACTCGATACGCTTGCCCGCGCCTTGCATTGCATGGCTTACAGGCCGGCACCAAGTTGGTTATGTCATTGGTTCCGCCGGCATCGCTTTCGAGTAGGTGGTCTGCTTCGGTTGCTCGCGCTATTCCGCACCAGTGGCATGGCGGGTCATCGGCCAGTAGTTTGGCTCTGTTGCGCTTGAACTCACTAGTAGCTCGTTGCTTACCGTTGTGTGTTGTTGTCATGTTGGTGGTTCTTTCTCACGCGCTATCGCTTGTGCTAACGCGCCACTGCGTGGCTTGTTGTCTGGTTTGTTGTCGAGTCTTGTGCACTACGTCCCCCCACACTTTGAGCAAGTAGCTCTGGCTGCCGGAATGTTTCATAGTCAAGGACGGACACCATACGCATTTGTGACGTTTGGACGCTGTACACCAGTTCATAGACATGGTGCTCTACCCACGTTTCCGTGTGTTCACCAGCTGAGTACAACTCCCAACGTGGCCGTGCGTGTTATTCAGTTGTGCCGGCATGGCTATGGGTTAGCGTCGGCGTGCACGTCTGCTAGACGCGCTTGTATCCCCCACATGTCTTGCTTTAATGCGTTGGCTTGGTGGGGTTGGTCGGCTAGTTCTTCGAGTATTGCGTCGGCTTGTAGGTCAGCGAGTTGGCTGAACAATGCGCGCAGCTCTAAACGGTCTTGCTCTGTTAAACGGCTCATTGGTAGTCGGGCCTTTCCCATTCTTGGACTTGTGCGGTGTAGATAGTTGGGTGCGGTAAGAGTGACATGTCGTTAAGCATGTCATGGTGTAGGCGTATTGTGCCATGTTCTTGCGCGCCGAGTTGTTGTATTTCGTAACCAGTTGCCCAGCCGTGGATTAGTACCCGGCTTTTATAGACCTGCGCAAGAATGTAAATATGGTTTAGGTCATCGTTTGGACGCGCAGCAAGTTTGGGGCTGGTGTGTTCCGTCGAGCGCACCTGATAGTTCAGTACGTCAAAACCGCCACGGTCGGCTTCTAGGTCTTGCCAATGCTCACCCAATGACTTGGCTACGGCATACTCACCGATAACGCCAGTAATGTTGGATTGCCACCAGTTTTGCGCGCTGTACTTTGTGTTGTCTCTGGGTTTGCGGTCTTTTTGCATGGCGCGTATGTTCCGACGCGCACCACTAACCGCGCAATACTCAAGCTCTTCATAGTCGAGCGTTACCAGTACCTTGCTCATATGTCACTAAGCCTTGCTATTACTGCGTCTAGGTCTTTTGGGTACCAGCAGTAACACTCGTACTCTGCTTCTTGTAGGTAGCGTTGCCAGCGCAGCTGCGCCTCGGACTGCTTGTTACGGCCAGCCTTTAACTCTGCGAACACCAGGCCGCCAGTTGGGTGGCTCATTACAAGGTCGGGAAAACCTGCATCGCCTTGGAAATGGGTAGCCCAACGCTCGCCGACTTGTGCCGGTTTGGCATGGTAAACCAACCAGCCGCGCAGTTTTGCTACCGCGCATACTTGTTTGAGAAATGCGGCTTCGCTCATGCCGGCGTAGTTATTGCTCATCGGTCGCCATTTTTTGGGCGCAGTCTGGGCAAAACACGGCACGCGCTATGCGCTCGTATTCGCTTGCTAGACGCTGGTAGTCGCCTTGTAGGTCGGTGAGTTGGTTTATAACGATGTTCAGCTCACGGCGTAGGCTGTCGCGCTCTTGGCGTGAGTCGTGCAGCATACTGCTGTAGGCCCACACGGCTTGCTCTGCCGGCATGTCGTCAAAGTTGCTCATCACTTAACCTTGGGTATTGGCTTAATTGCTAAGAACATGTCTTTAGCCTCTGAGTAGGTCATGGGTGCGGCTGGGTCAAAATCTAGCCCACGTTCCGCGCACATTGTTGTAAGCATTTTTATTTGGTTTGGGGTTGCGCCACCGGTGTTGCTGGTTTGGCTTGCCTCTGTTTGTTCGCGTGCCGATAGTCGAGCGCTGCCAATTTCTTTAGAGCGTGGGCCGTCCAGCACGGGTGTTGGTCGCGCAATGCTTACTACCTTGGTGCGGTCGGTGTCTTCGGCTGCTTGTTGGCGACCTAAAACCTCGTTGCTACTGGCGATGGACTTGTCTATGCCAAAGCCCATGTAGCCCAATGCTCGACCTAGCGCGCTTGTCGCGCCGTTGGCTTGCTCAGACAATTTAGTAAACGTTGTGCGTCCCGGGTATGGCTCAAACATGTAAGCGGTCACGGGTATTGGGTCTTCGGGGTCACGGCTCACGGTGACCGAACACTCAATAAATAGTTGGTCGCCTACTTGGGTTATTTCTGGGCGGTGCTCGACAATGCGCAGCTGCGGGTAAAGCGCAAGCGCTTGCTTAAGACGCGTCTTCACGTCTACATATTCGGATAGGTCAAAAGCCATTACTCGTACCTGCCGCTTTCGTCATAGTTTTGTATCCAATCGGCGGCCCACAAAGTCACCAGCGTAAATACTGTCATGACACCAACAAACGCAAAAATGCCTGCAATAGTTCTCATTTTGCACCGCGCAATGCGTTGTCTATTGCAATGAGTAGTTGGTCGGTTTCGCCACCAAGTTGCGTGTGGCCTAGGTCGTGTAGTTCTTGCACAATGTCGTCTAGACGGTCAATAATGCTCTGCTGTTTTGGCTCAAGACTGCTGGGGTGTTCTAGCCGGCCGATGGCTTGGCGTAGGTCTTCGCATAGTTTCGGGTCGTCCATTGCGTAGCTGTAAGCGTGTGCGCGCAAGTTACGGATTAGCACGTCAGTTGCTTTGGGTCGAGTGTTCGCCCACAAGTTTGCTAGTGCTTGGTCTAAGTGGTCAGTCGGGTTTACCATTTGTGTTGTCCTTTTTCTAGTCGGGTTGAAAATAACTAACGGGTGTACGGTACCACAATTTTTGGCGCGCTGTTGCCTTTCCATGGTGCCCAGCCGTGACGCTTAAATAGCGCTAAAGCGGCTTTAAGGTTTTTGCGTGGTGCCCATAGTTCGGTCATGGCCTTGCGCACAATGCCAGACTCGACAAGGAACCTTTTGTTGCTGCCGTTTAATTGCATGAGACCGTATGAGCCGGTGTATGGGTCGCGCTGGTTCCAAGCACGGGTGAAGCCTTTAGACTCGCGCTTACATATCTGCATAAGCCGCGGTATCTCACGCTTAGCCCAACCAACCTCTAGAGCTAAAGCGGTGAAGCGCAGGCAGTCGGGTTCGGTTGCTGCTTTTGTTTGTGTAGCCGGCACCAAGAGTGCAGTTGTGGCGAGTACGCCAAGTAGTCGTTTCATAGGTTCTACCTTCCGTCGGGATAAGTAAAAACCTTAGTGGCGTTTTGACGGTTTGGCGCGCCTTTTGGCTGTAAGCCTTATGGTGTAACGGTTTCCGTGGGTGGTGACCAGACGTTACCAAGTACGTATTCCCAATGCCATGACTCGAAGCCGGGTTTGGCGGGGTCGCCTGTACCGATGTACCAGCCGAAACGGTTAGCGTTTTTGGTTAACCATGTAAAGGTTTTGCCGGTGGCGTTGGCGAAATCTACGGCGAGTCCCCAGCCGTGGTTAGAGCCTTTTACGCCTGTTGGGTCGGGTGCCGCGCATGGTGCCATGCCTTTTTTTAGGTACCACGTTTTGCCGTCAAAAGTGCGGGTTATGCCTCTGGTGTCGTCGGTTGGTTTCGGGCTGTAGCGCTGCATGAATGCGTTGTATTGGACGCTGTACGGCCTGTAGGTGTCAACGCTCGACGTGGGCTTTAGTTCTACGCCAGCGGCCTTAGCGGCGTTTAGCATGTGTTTATAACTGCGTACCGCGCAAGTGTGTAATTTGCCACCGGGTACGGGAGCTAGTAGCTCGTCGGGTAGTTGCCCGTTTTTGTGGCCGGCTAGGTCTTTTGGCAGTTTAATTTTTTGTGTCGGGTACATCAGTTTGACCAGTCGAGCACGCGCAAATCTTCTGTAGAACTAGCGACCATGGCGTAGACGGTTTCGCCGGCTGGGACGTACAGCTCAAATGGTACCGCGCCTTTTTCTGTTGCTGTGCCGTCGGCTGCGGTTACGTCTGAGCCGCCTAAGTACACAATGCCGTTACCAATGACGTGTAGGTATATGGCGCGGTAGTTGTTGCGTTTTGGTGCTATCGCTTGGGGCGTAGTGGTAATGGTGTACTTAGTGCTTTTCATGGCCGGCTAACAATGTCTGCTATGCGGTGTAATAGGTTTGCTACGGCTTGGCGCGCAATTTTAAGCAAGCCTTTTTTGTCGTCGTCATTCATCTTGTTTGCCTTTCGGTTTGTCTTTTAGGCCGTTAGCGCTGAGTAGCCCGGCTAGTGAACCGGTAAGAAACAGTAGTAGCGGCTGAAGTGTTGCCCATGCGCTTTTGTCGTTGTCTGATACGTCGAGCGGTTGGGTGACAAATAGCAGGCCGTAAAGCAGTGCCATGGTTGCGCCAACAAACGTGAGCGATAGCGCGCAAGCAACAACAAATATAAGCCGGGCTTTTATTTCTTCGCCGGTCATGCGCTCGGGTCTGCGTGGTGGCGGTATTACGGGCATTTGCTTTCAACCAGTCGAGTGCTGCCGACGCTGGCGGTGTCTACGGTAATAGTGGTGGCTGCGCGTAAAGCCTTGTTTTTGGTGCGTGGGCAGTTGACGCGCTCACGGTCGCCGCAAGCAACGAGAATGCTGGCAAACAACACGGCCACAAACGCGCTACGCCAAATCATGACAAGCCTATGTCTTCTACTACAAATGATGTCGGGTTGGCAACGCCTCTAAAAATTGTGGCTGTTGCTACGTTTACAATTCCTGTTGCTTTAATTGTCACGCTTCCGCTTAGGCCGCTAACAACTGAAGTCATCGAATAGTTGATGTATTGGCCTGCTGCTACGTCTTCAAAGCCGTCGTATATAACTGTTGCGCCGTTGTAAAACGATATTTCTATATAACCAGCACTTGTTACTTTTTGTATTTGTGCGTTATAGGTAATCTTGTAAAGGCGACCTGATACTGCTGTGAATGTCACGCTTGCGCCTGGTATGTCCTGCACGGTAGTTGTCAACGTAATGTTGCCAGCGGTGCTGTAGACATAACCCATTGCACCGCGCGGGAAACGGTTTGCTTGGTCGGCGGTAAATACAGCGCCAGTAGTAAAGTTTGTGTTTGGGTTAACTGCCATATTTAGAAGCCTAATCTGTTGTAGTCAAGCCTGCCATAGAACACGTCATTTAACTTCAAGTAGGCGTTAGTGTCGCCGGCAGCTGTAAACAATGTTACGCGGGTTTGGTCGCCCGGCGTGGCAGTTATTACCCAGCCTTGCATTGTGACGTTGTAAACATCTCCGCGGAAAATAATCCTTGTTACGTCCGTCCATTGCTGAGACAGCAAAATAATAAGCAAATTAAGGTTTATTTGGGTGTCTACCCGTGCGCTAATAGACCGTATGGCGCTGTCGGGGTCTAGGAAATTGTTAAGCACATAGTTTGCTAATTGGAATGCTTGGTCGGTCGTGTAGTCGACGGTGTTTAGAACGTAGGTGGTCGTGGGAGTTGTGCCCGTGTTGGCTGTCTGGTTAGCCAAGCCGGCAGGTTGTACGGTCACCTCGTTGTAGAAGTCTTCGGCGGCTGAACGAAACTCTAGGCGGTCGTAGTTGAATGCGTAGTCAACGTATGGGGGGGCTACGGTGCCGTCGTTGAACTCTGGCGGGGTGGCTGCGCCGCTAAACATTACGTCACGGCCGACAAAATCTAGACTGCCTATCTCTAATGTTGACGTGCTGCCGGTGGTGCTGCGTAATAGTCCTTGCTCGGTGTATACGAGCGTGTTAACAAAGTCGAGCGCGTTACCGTTAAAGTTAGTTATAACGCTGTTAATGCTTGACGTAACGATGCTTCCCCAAGTGATAGGCAAACCAAGCCGGTCGGCTACGTCGTAATAGGTTTCGCCTACGTTTTGTTGTATAAAACTTTCGTTTGTTAACTGTGCGCGACCAAATGCAGCTTGTAAACCTTCGCAATAAATAGTTACAACGTCCATGCTTGGTGTTAGGCCGTAGTCTATTTTTACGTCGCTTATGGTGCCTTGAAACATGGGCCAGTAAACGTCTGTGGGGTTTGGCGGGCTGTAAACACCGTAGACGTACGCCAAAATGGGCATGCCGACTTGTGGGGTGTTTGTCCAGCCGTCGGGGTTGCGTGAT